CGCTGGAACAATACCTGAATCACAAATCGGTTGACATTGACTTAATGAACTATACGGACCAGCAGGAAATCCCCAAACGTTTGTAGCCGCGAATGTTACTTCAGTACAAACACCAGTAGCACCAAATGGGAAGTTTGGATCGTTTGGATGGAAAAACTCCCCACAGCGCCACGTAGAAGGACCACAATCATTATTACACCAATTTAACCCAGACCAGGTTCCAATTCCTCCTGACGAACCTGGTCCATCAAAATATTGACCAAGTCCATCATATCTATCTATACAATCGTAATTAGGAGGTCCGGTGCAATCCCAAGTGACACATGCACCACTAAAAAGAGAAACAATATCGTTTGCAATACTAGGAAAATCATCTCTACCTCCAGAAAAAGCAAGATGTGGACTTCCACCAGTTTGCGTGAATGTACCACCACACATAGGTTGCAATTTCGTTTTCATGTAATTAGTAGTGCCTATAGGTTCACTAAATACACATCTATTGGGACCTGGACCCCCATCGTTAACGTGAACAAAAATAACATCTTCTGTCTGCCAATTATCTTCAGCATGGGCCACTTCCGAAGAGTCATACTCGTAATTGTCTGATATTATTATTGTTGTTCTCTTGAAATCAGCGCGTGCATTTCTATTACCTAAACTACAATTAGGAAAATCTGTTATAGCTTTATCAAGCATTTCGTGAGATATATTGAGAGCGTCGTGAACATTAGTTCCCCCTATACCAAAAATACCCTGGGCAACAGTGTTTAATTCTACAGGATCATTACTCAACCATTTACCACTAGCGGTTGGTAACATTCTAGTGTGATCTATATAGTTTGGATTATTGGCAGTGTTTGGATCTGAATTGAAACCTATGGTATCTGCGAAAGTACAGATACCTATTTGTAAATCCCCAGCGTTCATCTGTGGAGTAAGTCCTGCGATTATAGAACTTACCATGTCATTGATGGCTTGTGTCCAGTGACCAATTCTATTAGGATTTGTGGATGCGAATGTTTGATGTGGGGGATGTGCTTGTGCGAGATGAGACCAACCACCTGATGGATATGATCCAACTAAAGACGCATCAGTATCATGGCACGGGTCCCAGTATCCCAAGACACCAGCATGCAATTGCAATGGTACGTAATTTACAAATTGCCCTCCTAACATCCCTGCCCAAGTGTTAATCTCTGGGTGATCGCGGTGATAATCCATAGTAGCCGACACGTCAACAACTATAACAACATCGTTTTTACAAAGTTGAATAGTTGCAGGATCAATTACTCTTTTTTTCCTTTTATAATCTTTAGTATAAAATGATTCTAAAAGAACGTTTAATTCTATATAATCATCTAACCCTTTTGTCATAGATAGAAAACTCCTTCGTTTAGAACTTAATTGTTGTGGATATTGTTGTGTAATTTGTTGTGGAAGATAATCATTTATTTGTTTTCTATTCTCGAGAAATAATTCACGTTTAGAACTAACCTTTACTTTTTCAACTTCATATAATTTCTCGTGTTCAGCATTAGACATCAACGTACCGTCAGGCATATAATGAAAACCAGGAGGAGCTATTAACTCCTCCTTTTTCTCTGTAATCTTCTTCGGACTATCAGGCTTATATTCATTATCGTGATATGCCATAATTTAATTTTTATTGAGGAGCTACTGTTATTGATCCACCCCATATTCTTTGGGTTACATTGTTAAGATCTAGTTTTATTCCTAAAAAATTAGTAGCAGTGGCGTCTACGTCTATAGTTAAAGCGCTATTAAGAGTAGTGTTACCTAAAGATGATCCTAAACCATTAGCATTAATATCCATTTCGTATACGTAAAAATTTCTACTACTATTATTTGAATAAATATTAACCGTTGTTGCCGTCATACCCTCTGGAATCGTTACGAAAGTCCACATTTCAGATGTCGCATCACCCACTACGAACCCACTATTTGCATCTTCATCAAACCAACCGCCCTCCGCACCTTCGTCATTAACTATAAAATCATTCGGTAATATTTTTATTATACTACCGTATCTTCTTCCACTAGTACCAGATATTGTTACGCCGTTTATTGTTAAGGCATCTGTTTCTAAAGTTCCATCTACATCTATGTCTCCAGCTAGATCAATATCCCCAGGTACCGTTACAACTGAATTTGCTCCATTTCCAAGAGTCACATCAACCTCCCCGCTCTCGCTACCACCTACACAATAAAATCCAGAAGCCGTTGTTCCATTATGAGTCGCTACTTGAATATTTAGTTCTCCACTTTCTTGACCAGATGCAGCGACGTCAATACGAGAGCTAATAGATGCGTACTCTTCCGTGTTTCCAGCGGAATCCAATCCATTAAAACCGATCCACCCAAGCAAATCATCATCTGCCCCACCAGTACTTCCATCTGGTATACCAAACCCAGTATCACCCAAAGCACTAGTTCCAATAGTAGCATTTCTGTAATTGTAGAAATTAAATTGGGGGGAAGTTCCATTATCTGAAACGTTGAATAAATTAATTGCTGGTTTGCTATGGGTATTGTTAAACATATTGAAATTATGGGAAAGTACCAATAAAGATGTTTCAGAACCTGTCGGTGCCTCTCCCGCGTCACCTGTTCCGACAGAATTAACACCTGCTAATGTTGTTATGTTAGGTTGACTTACCGTCGCTAAAGTTCCAGTTAACGCTCCAGTTGCCGTAACAGCCCCTGCAAAAGTTGCTAGTTTATCATTACCAAGAGTTAGCACTAAAGATTCGGAAGCATTAGCATCTGTTGTATAAAATTGTAAAGAACAATCATTTACAGTATTAGACCAAACTTCACCCGCCGAGTTAAGCGCTTGTATTCTAGCTCCAATAGTATATGTGCTAGCATCATCTTCCGCGCCTGTAAATTCTATTACACCTAGTCTATGTCCATCACCCATCGCATACCCGTCATTAGCTCGTAATATAAGTTTACCTCCCTGCGTCGCGCTACTCGCTGTTGTATCCATAGCAGTGAATGTTGCTCCAGCGTCAACCGCACCGACATTACCGTAAACTGTCGTTCCACCATCGTTTAACACAGCTAATAGAACTTCGTCAACATACCAATTAAATCTTCCGTCGTTAGTAGTGCCAGAAGATGTATATGTAGTGAAATCAATATCACACAAAGCCTGAGTTCCACTGTTGTATGTTGATTTTATCTCTAATCTATCTGTAGCAGAAGACCCTAAACTAATAGTAGGATTACCGTTGTTTACAGCGTTGTACATAGTAAGATCTCCAGCCGCAATATTTGTAGTCCCGCTAGCTGTCCCGAGTGAGGTTAATCCAGATAAAGTTGTAATACCTGTTTGCGATGCTACTTTAATCAACCCGCTATTATCCAACGCTGCTGTACTACCCATTGTTAGCTTTCCAGCAATAGTTGTTGTTGAGGCCGCTCCAGCTCCTACAGTAACATCAACTTCGCCGCCTGTAGCATGCTCTCCTTCTAGAACTAACCCAGATACTAACGCTGTGTCCGAGCCGTCGCTAGCCGCCACGCTTAATGTCAACTTACCCGCCTCGTCAGTGTCGTCAGATTCAGAAATTTCTCCTAAAATTCGCACGAATTCTATGTCTTCAGTTGCCTCGTTTTTACCAAAAAAAGCTATTTTACCTAAATTTTCACCGTCCTCAGTATCCTCTACTTCTTTTTGAAATACTATTTCTGCACATGTATCTGGCTCCGAATGAAGAGCTCGTATTTTAATTTGTGGCTTACCTGAAGTAGACGAAAATACATCTAAAACATCTGAACGCACACTAACATCGTTACCAGCGGCTTCTAAATATATATCGTTAGCCGCGTCTAAAGTTATATTACCATCAGCGGCTATTTCAAAATGACCAGCTGTTGCAGCCGCATCTATAGTAGTAAGAGTTGTTGCCCCAGCGGCACCTGTAGTTATAGTAAAGGTATCGCTAGTATCACCTAATATAGAGATTGTTTTACTATTTAAATTGATATCATCAACCTGTAAATTAGTAAGAGTACCTAACGAAGTAAAAGCTGTAGACAATGTACTTATTGTTCCAGAATCTACAGAAGCAATATTAGCTAACGTGACGTTTCCTCCACTTTGAGAAAGAACCTGATTAGTACCCATATATATAGACGAATCTTTTTCTACGATTACGTCACTACGCATCCTAGATTTAAAAGACCATATATGTTCTCCAAACCATTTCATTAGTAATTTATTATTATATCTAACGTGTTTGTTCCATCAATAGCTCCTATTGCTAAATACAACCCAAACCCATGCTCACCTCTGTTGTCAAAAGCAAGTAATTTAGGATCATCTAATAAAAGCGAAACGGTTGGTGGAATACCTATTTTTTTAATTATATTAAAGGTACTAGACGCGGTATCAATAGGTTGATTTTGTAAAAACAAAGTAATTGTAGCGTTTACCGTATCATGTGTATTAGTTATCATCATAGAATGTATTTCTCCACGTTTTTCACCTGGAGCGATAAGTTCTATATTTACACCGTGGTTATCTACCCCGTTGTGCTGTACTTTTGAGCCAGTCCAGGTTATACTATGATAAGGCGTGAATGCCATTACTGATAAAACACTATGTACTCTACTGTAGCTGCTCCATCCGATACAGACGCTGAGCTAGGATGTACAGTGATATCACCTACATTACTAGCTCCATTCCAAGGAATAATCATCCATTCATTACCATAAAGTCTACCTATTTCAAAAAAAGTTTGATCACCGTCGTTTGCTGTTGCCGCTAAATCAGCGTTGTTTTTAGCGTTTCCTAAACCTACAACAACGTATTTTGATGTATCATCCGATAAATATTTAACGTATACTTTTGCCGCGGTATCCCCTGTAACAGTCATATCTGCTACAGCACTACCCGCTAAACCTCCTACTACGAGGTCAACGTGTTTTTTATCTTCTAAATGTACTCTTTGTACACCAGAGGTTCTTTCTAATCCATTGTTAGTCCCGGCTTTAGTTAAAGTCATAGCTTTATTTATTGAAAGACCATAATCTGTAATATCACTATTTACTATTAATTGTGCTGTTATTGTTGCCATATTTATTTATTTATTTATATTAATACTATGCTGTCGCAAGGTTTTCAGTTGGATATTCAGTACCTTCGTTTATACAAGTGAACTCTATTTCCATACCGGTTGCTACACTAGGAGTTACCGTTATGTCACCGTGGTGATTATTCGCGTTTGCAGATTCTCTCATGCTCCAAGGCATCCATAAAAAATCCCCTGCGTATAATTTACCTATAACTTGCTCACATATTTTTACTGTAATATATTCGGTTTCATCCACTGATTTATTACAAATATAAACCCACGAAGATTTGTTTTCAAAAGCTATACTACCTTCTATTAATTGTGGAAATATATCTACAGTTGTAGTTGCTTTTAAGTTAGCCCTAGCCATTCCTGTAGTTTGATCTAAACCTGTTGTTGATCCTGCTTTTGTTAGTGTGTTCGTGGCAGACAGCGATAAAGCGTCTGTCAACAAATCTGCACTCGTTAGCGTAATCGCTGCTGTTGTTGTTGCCATAATTTTTATTTATTTATTTAGTTATTATTTTTATTCGTGTATTAACATGCACTCATAAATCATTTCGTTATGAGTACTAGGTCTTATAGTTATATCAGATTCAGATTTCGTACCTACCGCCGCTAAAGTAATAGCCGCTGTTCCACTAGATGAAGATTTTGTACCGTCAGCTGTAACCGGAACACTATTCGTTAAACCACCAGCACGTCTATTTGTAAAAGCCACAGTTGTTTCTCCAGCAGCGTGATCAGTTGTCCAGTTAGGATAGTTTGTAGCGTCGATAATAGCGGCAAAATCTGATTCCGTAGCATTTGTAGCCGTTGCTTTTACACCGTCCCACTCCCAAGTGTCTCCAGCTACCCAAGATCCGGCTATTGTTACGGTAAAAGTAGAACCAGTTCCAGAAGTAGCGCTCCAAGGCATAAACATCCAATCACCACCATATAATCTTCCTAGTTCTTCTCCATCTATATGAACAGTGTAATAATACGTAGCGTTAGTTGATGTGTTTTTAATGTATACTTTGTTTGCTTTATCAGTGGTGTAATCTTCAGATCTATACAAAGTTGTTGCTTGTATGTTTCCAGCTGCTGCTGCTGAAGTCGCTTTTCTACTTAATCCAGAAGCTTGTTCTACACCAGTAGATGTTCCAGCTTTTGTAAGTGTTGCTGTCGAAGCTAAAGACAGTTCGTCTGTTAATAAATCAGAACTAGTTAATGTTATTGTTGCTGTTGTAGTTGCCATATTCTTTTATTTTATATTTTTGCTTTCTATTAATGTATATGAAAATGAATTACCCCAATGTTCTCTAGCTTCTTGGCATATACCCAAGAACTCCATCCAATCGTCATTAGAAGCAATTACTTGACATCCTGCTGACCATTTATTTACATAAGTAGAAGTTTTACCTTCTAACGCTGTTGCTCTATGTATATTGATTCCGAACACACCTGTATCTACAGATGATTCGTCGAATTCATATTTATCGTTTCTGTTATTATCTCTGTATACTGTAACGTCTTTCTTTTGTCCTAAAGCTAGATATTTACCAGAATGTAATCTAAGTTTATGAGAACCTCTATATTGCCCAGGCTTTAACACCGCACATCCTATCTTATCTATCCAAGGATTTTCCATCCAATCGTCACCTGGATCTGTAGTACAAACATATTCTTGGTAATGCCACTCACCGTTTTCGTCTTTATAAGATATAGTAATTAAGTCATCAAACTTATTTGTTATCTTACCTTCGGTTGCAGAGTTCCTAATACCAATTATATTTACATCATAATTATCGTTTGTAAAGTACTTGTATCCTAAGCCTTCTACAGTATCTTGTATTTGTTCTCTAGTATATTTCATAATTCAAACCCTAAGTTACAAATCATAAATCTAAACTTAGAACATAAACAGTCTTTTTCACAAAACAAACATACTTTTATTTCTAAAACTGTAAACGTTCCAATTCTTAATTCTAGTTTATATTTTTCTTTTTTATTTCCGGCATCAAAACCGTTTATCCAATTTATCATAATTTAATTTATCTTTTTCCACCGTGGTATTCCACAGCGTGTCCTTCTCTAATTAATAATTCATTTAAACTTTCTACAGTTAATTTTTCTTGTCCATCAACCATATCTAAAAATATCTCTCCTAAACATCTACCAAACTTACCTATACCATGAGATTTTAATTGTATATTTTTACAGCCTTCTAACAAAGCCTTAACCCTATCTTTAGCAGCCAACCCTCTAGCTTTTTCTTCTAAATCTTTAGTTCTAGATTCTGGAGCGTTTATCCCTAAAAATCTAACTCTTTTTTTTACTTTGATATCAAAACCTAAATCAATCTCAGCGTCAATAGTATCTCCGTCAACAACCCTTAATAAAGAAATCTTATAATTATACATAGTTATTTATTTTGGAACACAGTTAGGAACTGTTCTTCCACCTTTCTTTTTGTATCCTACTTGTTTATAATTTTTCCAGCATTTCATAGGTGAGTTAACTTCTCTTAATTTAAAGCCAGATGGTTTTTTATGTCCCCAACCTTTCTTTTTTAATTTTAAATGCTCGGCGTTAGTATCAGCCATCTCAGCCTTACCATCACCATACATCATATGTTTTTTAAATTTTGCCATAATTATTGTTTTAACATTTCCAACGTCTACGCGCTGCTTTACCTCTTTCGCCAGTCCAACCCTTAGATCTAGCGCAAAATGATTTTCTTCTTCCAGCGGCTTTACTACCCGCTTTTACCTTACCCGTAACTGCTGTTTTTAATTTACTACCTGGGTTTTTTCTTCTATAAGAAGCAACGCCAGCATCCGTCATACCAGCTCCTTCTTTTACAGTTCTAAAATTTCTACCACTGCCTTTGGTTCTTTTGTTATCAGTGTCTTTATGTAAAGGAGAGCCTAAGTTTCTACGCCTACCACAACTAGTAACAGGAAAAGGATTACCGCTCTGAACGTATCCCTCTGTTTTTTTAAACATACTATTTTGTCTATGTGTTCCTGGCATATTATCTTATTATATAGTTAACACCTAATTTAAAATCGTACCATTCTCTGTTCCAATATTTATTATATTTACCTTCAGCAAATATTCCTAATTGCTTACTGATTTTTTTACCAAATATAATACCACCAGAATAATCATACCATTGTTCTCCATTGTTATAGTTATGGTAAGAGAATTCATCTCCGTTATCGTAATGGTAAGGAAGTAAATTACCCCAACCATGCATCCAATAATTCTTATCGTAGTAATAATAATCAAAACCTATAACTACCGAGTGTTGCATAATTCTACTTAATTCATTTCTTTTTCTAGTAGTATAATCGGCTAGTACCTGAGGCACAACAACTTCTTTCCACACATCAGAACTATTAGCAACAACATTTCCACTTGGATCTTTGTATTCACTATTTTCAACGTCAATAGTATAACCTTCTTGAATAGCTAAATAAGTATAGTGTAAGTTACCATTATCTAAGATCCATTCTTTTAATGGATCATAACCATATGGTTCTGCCAATCTATGCGTAGCACCTACACTGAACGCTAAATGTTTATTGTTTTTAAACCTGTATCTTTCCGATAATTCAAAATATTCTACATCAGCAAAACCATCTTTTAAATACTCTACTTTAGCAGCGAAGTAATTAACACACAAAGGATCTTCACAATCATCGTCAGAGCTATATCTAATAAAATGATGTTGGTCTATATAATCAACTCCTTGCTGTCTAGCGTAATCTATTTCAAACAAATACTCTACCCCTCTTATTTTACCAACAGTAGCGGCGTCTGTATAATTAGACTCCGTACCATCGTAAAATGTTTGTGCTTTATTTTCGTGACCAAATCTAGCTATTTTTCTAATACCTACAGTAATAGAATAATCATATGGAGTTTCTGTTATCGATGTTTGTAATCCATCTATAATTGAAAAGGTTTTAACATCAGATATTGATGTTCCTCCGTTTACAGCTCCATATATAGTAGAGAATTTTAATTGATTTTTTAATATTTCTTGAATATTATAATCGTATCCTTTGTAACTAAATTGCGAATAACTGAATAACGGTAGTAAAAGTAATATTAATATTTTCCTCATTTTACAATTTTCTTTTCTACTGTTCCATCACTATATATAAAGAACAATAATTGATTTTTAGTTATCTCCGCTGGTCTACCTAATATATCTGTTATCATTATCAAGTCAGACATTCTTTTTGGAAGTGGCCCAACCCAATTTCCTTCACAATGATTATATGTTAGTTGGCATATCTCATCCCATTCGTTTTCACAACAGTATTCGTCTACATCTATTACCCAAGCATAACAAGGATCGTTTAACCAATAAGGTAATCCAGGACCAGTAATACAACCAGCGTCGTAGTTACAGCTATTATTGCTAACATTTGCTGTTGGATCGTAGTTGTACGCGTTTGGATCTATACATCCCTCAACCACAGCCACGCACGAACCATTGTCAGTATTAGCTGTTGAATCATAGTTAATAGCAGTGCTATCGGTACAACCGTAAACATAACTGATACAACTAAAATCTTCCGTATTGGCTTGGGGATTGTAGTTGAGCATAGAAGGATCAGTACAACCATAAACGTAAGGATCACAGTTACTAGGATTATATTCAGCATTTGCCAAGGGATTAAAATTAAACATCATTGTATCTGTACATCCGTACACAAACGGTAGACAAGATCCGTCGTCACAATTTGCAGTAGAATCATAGTTGAACATAGTAGGATCTGTACACCCGTAGAAATATGCTATACATGTGTCGGGAGTGTTAGCTAGCGGATTATAGTTAAACGCTAAAGATTCCATACATCCTAAAATAACTGGGACGCATCCTCCGTTATCTACGTTCGCTAAAGAATCATAATTAAAAGCAACTGAATCCATACATCCAAACTTGGCTAAAGTATTACAACTGTCTTGTATATTAAAATCTGTATAAACCCCGTTAGATGTATCGTTATGGTACTCTAGATACGCAGGAGAGGTACATCCAGGAACATAATAACAAGTTTCCGAAGTATTAGCTAATGAATCGTAATTAAATGCCGTTGAATCCATACAACCTTCTACAATTTCTATACATTCGTTGCCACAATAAGTAGTGCCTGTGTAAGTAAAAAACGGTTGCATAAAAGGAGGAGCTACGCTTAACACCGTGTCTCCCATTGGATTTATTAAAGTAAATCCACACTCTAAAGCAGTGTTAGAAGCCTGAGCGTTTACAAAAAACTTAGCTTTTACTAATTTAGGTGCGTTTAACTGAATTGTATAAGTTTGGTTAAAACCACTAGTCATTACAAACTCAGTGGTATCATTTTGATATATTTCTAATCTACTTCCCACCCAACCATTACCCACAAGATCATGTAGTATAAGAGTATAATCGCAACTATCAGTGTAATCCATAGTATTAGCGGTGGAATCATAATTAAACATTGTGCTATCTGTACAACCATATATCTTTAAAGTAGCGCAGCTACTATCTGTTACGGTAGCTGATGGATTGTACTCTAAGTAGCTATCATCCATACAGCCTGGAATAGGAGGTGGTGGCGTGCAACTATCAGAGGTAAACGCGTGCGTGGAATCTGTCCCAAAATTTGGCACGGTACCATGTACCAAGGTATCGCCACATTGCATTACATAATAAGAGCCGTCGTTTCCTCCCCACAAACTTCCATTTAAACCATCTCCGTATGAATCGTATATCGTAAACTCAAAATTGCCTGTATCAATACAGATTGGTATAAATTGTGGTTCGTAATCAGGAGCGTTTGTATATGGTCCTCCTGAAAATAAAACAGTACCATTAGTGTCTTTTATGTCCCATGTTGTTTCGGATTGGAACTGATCCAGGTTAATATTGACCATTGCTGGTGCACAATTTCCTAACGGTGGTCCAGTTGGCATGCAAGCGGGAACTGATCTATTGTAATACATACCAGAATTAAAACTAGGATTTGGTACAGATATAATTGTATCGTCGCAAATAGAAACATATAAACTTCCATTCATTCCATCCCCGTAAGTATCTCTTATTAAAAAAGTAACGTTAGTTATACTATCTGCCAACATTACTGTATCCGCGTGCGATGTGTTTGATGAAGTGTAGTATCCAGCAGAAACGCTAGCTATTGTGTCTCCATACAAAGAATCCTTCATAAATATCCAATACGTTTCGCTTGGATAATTATCCGTTTCTAAATGTACTATAACTTGCTTTTGTCCTAGCAGTGTAAGTGGTAATAATAATAGTATTAATATATTTTTCATTTAAAAATCACTCATTAATTGTTCGTCTATTTCTTCTTGTACCTCTTCTCTTGTTGCCACCATCTTAAAACTTAAATCAGCTTGAAACCTTTTTACTTCTTCGTCATCTTTAAATATTATAATAGTAGGTACGACTGCTATTTTATGTTTCTTTTGTAATTCTACATCTTTACTTATATCTATATAAGAATATGTTTGAACGTCTTCTAAGTCATAAGCCCAATCTACTTTATTTGCTTCATTCCAACTAGCGTTAAATACAATTACTTGTATTTGCCCGTAAGATGTCCCGGCTATTATCATAAATAAAATAATTAGTAAATAGGCTGTCCATATCTTATAAATAGGTTTCATCTATTATAGATTTTATCCTCTATCTTTTCTAGAGTCTTTTTCATTTCCTCTACATCTGATTGGGTAGTTATTATAGTTTGTCTAATCATCTGATCCTTCATGTCAAATTCCATTCTCGTTACTTCAGCCTCTGGTATTTCTTTAAGAATTTCATCTTTAAGAATATTAACATCTATTTGCACGGGTTGTTCTTTGGCTTCTTGTATTTCTTGCATAAGAGAATACCATCCACCTACTACTACAGCTATACCGGCAGCTATCATACCCATTGTTTTGATACTCATTTTGAACGAAGTGTCTTCGTTTAACTCTTTAGCCATTTTTTAGTTTACTTTATTATTATAGGATTACACTTTTTTTACTTTATTTACTTTTACTTTGTAACTTAATGATCATTTTAACTCTATCTTTTTCAGACTTTAAATATTTAGATATCATACTAGAAGGATAACCTAAACTCATAAGCATATTAACCTGGTCTTTTTTATTTAATTTATATAAAGATTTTTCGTGTTTTTCTGATTTAGATAATTTTACTTCTTTTTTCTTTACTTTCTCTTCTTTAGGCTTAGTTTTACTAGTTTCTAAAGCATCATCAATTAACTTACTATTGTCTTTGTATAATTCAGCAATTTTATCTGTTCTATTTTTTTCTTTCTTAAGTTTCTTGATTTCCTTATCTGATAAATCTAAAGATTTTAATAGATCAACTTGCTCTTGCTTACTCAAATCAAATAGTTCTTTACTTTTTACTTCAACTTCTATTTCTTCGTCTGTTTTGTCAGGATATTTTTCTTTTAATTTAGTTCTTTTCTTTTCAAACTTCTTTTTCTCACTTTCCATTTTCTTTTCCTGTTTTTTCCTTTCTTTTATATCTTCACCTAAAGCAATTATATCCGGATCTTTAATTCCCAAGTCCCAAGTGTTCCAACCTAATAACATAGCTGCTCTTTGCCATACTTCATTGCTAGAATCCATAGCGTTGTCTAAATTTAACATTTTATTAGACAACCTACCAAGCGGAACGTTAGTAACGCCCTCTACAACATTACCAATCATAGACCAAACTGGGTTATCTAAAGTAAATCCTCTCTCCATAATTATATCCCTATTAAACTTTTCAGTTTGTATAGAAGAATATATCTTACGTAACTTAGAACCAATTGGAGGTGAGAATCCAAGAACCGACAACAACGTGTAAGCATGGTCTGATTTAGTCATAAAATCTTCATCAACGTCTTTGGCTCTTTGTTTGTTGTATTCCGTTATAGAATTTTTAATAGTAGACACTACCTTTCCACCATAACCAAATACTGATAACCAAGTGTCAATCATAGAGTTCATCATTCTTTCGGTTTTCTTATCTATCATCTCTTCTTTTTCGTCGTCATCATCAGATCCTATAACTGCAAATAAAGCCGATTGTAAAGCCGTAAACACCACCGCTTGTACAGCTCCGTAATATACTATTTTAGAAATATGTGTTTTGGCATCTCCTCTTCCGTTTACAAAATCTCTAATAGCTTTGTTCATTATACGACCATATTGCATAGGTGTATTTTGAAAAGATAATATTAATCTACCTAATGGATTAGCTTGTTGTTGAGATATTAAATCTGGTCTTGCTGATTGCTGAGATACTTCTGTTGTTTCTTGAAAATCTAACCAAGCTTGTTTTTCCGCTTCTTCAAGTGTTATTTTAGAATCGGCTTTCATTATAGATTTAATTCTGTTTCTATAAAATGTAGCACCACCAGATGAAATAGCAAAACTATCTGCGATTTGTGTGGGAGTGAAACCTTTTTTAAGTAACCAGGCGATTATTGCCTTTGCTTTGTTATCGCTGTTAGCAACAGCCTCCGCTATTTCAGCTTCGTTAACATTATATCTTAATCCAGAACGTCTCTGCTTAAGCATATCTGAATTAAATATGAAGACAAAGTCTTTTATAAATTGAGGAAAATTAGCAAATGCTGCTGCCGCCTTTAAAGGATTATTATCACTCCAATTTATATAGTTAGTAGCGGATATAGTTTGTAGAACCGCGGAACGAATATTAAAGAACATGATAGCACCTACTGAGTTGTTAACCCAGTTCATATATGTATTCATTAATCTATTAGCACCCGTAGGTCTATTCTTACCAGTTTTCATACGGTATAAAATATCCTCTAGAGCCTCTCTAAATTTAACTCCATATATAACTTCTATCTTATTTAAATTTTCTTTAGAAAATATCTGATCAACGTTTTGTTGCCATTCGGCTAAAAACTCTGTTCTAGCATCTCCTATAGCTCCATCACTCATTAAGTCCGAACCAATATTTTCTGTTAACCAATATTCTCCAGGTTTTGAATAACCATCTGATTTTTTAGAAACCACACCTAAGGCATCTGCAAAAGCAACAAGTTGAGGGTCTATTTGAATAAAATCAACTAAGATTTTTAAATCTCTCGCAGATAATCCAGGTATTTCAAAACCGGCTTTATTCCACAAATAAACTCTAATAGCTTGATCTACAGTAAATTTATTTCCTTCATATGTTTTGATAGAACCATCAGGCATCTCGGTTTGCATACCGTCTAGTTTTTGGTTTAAATCTTTTTTTACATCAGGAAACTCTTTTAATAAGTTTCTATAATCTTCAGCTGAATTTTGTCTAGCGGTATTTAATTCATTAACACCTCTAGCAAATGGATCTATCAAGGCTTTCTTTAAAGTTTCAAACTGTCTCTCTCCTTTCTTTCCCTTACCTATAAAGTTATATAATAACCCAGCAAAATCTTGAGCTGAAGGTGGTATTAATCCTCTAAACTTAAATCCTTTTCCTCTTAATTTAGCTTGGGCATCTGAGAAACGTTTTTTAGAATCAACTCCAGTTGTTTCTTCTAATATTTCATTTATAGTAACATCTAAATTTTTACTAAACTGTATCTTAGCTTGTTGGATTTTTGATTTAATATCAAACTGATCTAACATGTTTTTAACAGCTTGTACATTCTGTAGAGCGTCATCTGCGAAGTAAAAATCATTGTATCCTTCCGCTACTTTATCAGCCATCCACACCGCTTTAGCTTCCGATGTTGAATTTCCTAATCCAGTGATATTTTTTAAAGGTATATTTAATCCATTTTCTTTTAAGAAAACTTGTATTGCAACCGCGGATTCTTGAGGCCTAGCTGTTAATATAAACATATTGTCGGTACCAAACTTACCCGCTAACTTTTTAGCTTTATTTAATAAAGGTGCTGGTTTACCATCTACAACTTTGTTAAACTCAGAAAAATCAAATTTATATCCTTGCTCTGCTAGGTCTTGATAAGTACTAGCGTATTGTTCTGCGTTTAAAGATCCGGTTGTTCCATCTGGAGCCGTCCATAGTACCTTGGATTTAGTTGTAGCTAATGTATCGTCAAAATCTAAAACAGTAATACCCTGCGCTTCTGTATCTTTATTTATTAATCTAGCCTTGTTTATAGCCTTACTGTTTTTTATTATAGCTTCAGTGCCAATCTTAGTTCCTTTTGGACCTCCTGCAGAATTTATATTAAGTACTTCTGCTAAAGTTTTGTCATCAATAGTCATTATTCCATTGGGATCAATACCATTTTCAATAGCGGCTACAACTTCGTCAAAATAACGTTCAAACCAATTATCCATCACGGTCCAACCTTCTCCCATACTGACGGTTCTTTTAGCTCCTTTACTTCCTAGTTTAACCTTGTCGTCATAATTGTCTAAAGCAATTAGTTTGTAGTTTTGTTTTATTAACTCAAAAGCTGTTTTAAAATCATATTCACCTAATATAGTGTGTAATAAGTACAGGTAAGAATTAGTAGCTTGCATAGCGTGTTCCCACTCGTATGTCTTATCGCCGTATCCTTTAGGATCCATGCTCCACCCAATAAATTCTGCCCACTGTCTATGTGGGTGCTCTGTTACGTTGCCAACTAAAGAAAAGTAATACCCCCATATTCTAGCGTTATTTCTATTGGCCTTGATATCATCTTTTACTCTTTGCCAAAGTTGAGTACCCATACTAACATGCATTTCATTTATTTCAGCTGTAGTCATTATAACAACTTCACCGTCAAAAGTTTTATACTTTCTACCTTCTTTAGCTCCTTCATTAAAATCTTCGGCATTTTCACCAAAAAGGGCTTTGTAAGTTTTACCACCTTTATATTTAGCGGCTGATCCAGTGAACTCCGGCCCGTAGTCACTGTCAGTTAGATTATCAAGCATATTCTTTAACTCTTGCTTGTAATAATCTAAAACTTTCATTGGTTTGCCGTCAACATCTATAACTTTTTTCCTAATAGATTTTTTAATATTAATATAGGTGCTTTTACCAGTTAAAGTAGTCCAAGAAACTAAAGATTTAGGAAGTTTAGCAATAATAGTATTTTTTATAGACTGTATTCCAGTATCTATGTCAGATCTAGAATCCCAATTATGCATTGGTTCTAACTCATTTAAATCCAAGATTTTATTTATACTGTTTCTATGTGCAGAATCTATTATATCAGCTATTTTAAAGGTAGGATTTACAAATCCTTCCGTAGTTTGATATTCTATTGAAGCGTTAGCACCGTCAATTAATTCTTGAACAACATCTACAGACTCTTTAAATTTCTTTTTCTCACTAAACGATATATCGGCTTGACCAGTAGTAACATCAGCTATTTCTTGTTTAACTTTAGCTATAGCATCTGCTTCTTTAGTTTTCTTAAGTTGTGCTTCTTTTATTCTTTGTGCAGCGGACAGCGAGGCTTGTTGACTTATTACTACGGCGGCACCTTTTAATAGTTGTCCTACTTTAGATCTATTTTCTTTTGTAGGTAACACATTAGTTAAACCGTCTTCTGTAATACCTAAGTCTTCTTGAAATTGTTTAGCCGCTTTGGTTAACTCCGTTTCGCTAAGATTACTAAACTCAGGTTTTAACTCCCACAAACCAACTTGAGAAGTTAAACCTTGTGATCTAGCACGTTTACCATCAGTTTTAAATTTCGGTTTATAAAAATATTCTAAAATTCTATTTGGTAAACCTATTGCTCTACCATAAGTGTCTCTTGATACTCTTATATTCTCACCTAATCTATTTATATCCGCGTCTTTCTTTGTAACATTTTCTTTTGGTAGTATCTTAATAAACTTTTTAGTAGTTTTTATTGGGGTGAAAAAATCTTGTATATTTTTAGATTCAGAAGGTTCTAATATACCTTTTTTACCAGCGTCTAACTCTTTTTGAGATATCTTTTCACCAGTATTAACATCTAAAATAGCATCAGAAGTAGTTATGTTAGTTTTTGGATCAGTTAAAGCGTACTTACCTTTGTTGTTTTTTCTTAGCGCGTTAAATATAATACTACCAACTTTACCGATGTTATTATCTGTAACTTGTTTATAATCTCCTTCGGGATTAACAACTTTAACTATGTCATCAGCTTTATTTGTTAAAGCTAATACATTTATTTTAGCGTCCGAAGCAACGGCATCATCAGCTAACTTCTCGTCTAAAGGTGTTAAGTCTACTGTTTCAGCCTCTAGTTGTTTCATAGTTTCGTCTAACTCTACTTGACTAAAATCTTCTACAATAGCAGGGTTGTTTTTAAAAGCATCTAGTATTCTGAATTTAATTCTACCGTTTGTAAAACCATATAAAGTTCCTCTTCCATCAAACTTATCAATATCTTTTTTGGTTAACAATCCAGATATAGTCTCCATCATAAGTTCTTCCCTACCATTATCTGTAAGGTATCGATTTATAGGTAAATTAATAATTTGAGCGTTTACCATGCCTGGCAACTCACTCATTATTCTTTTATCAGAAGGATCGAATTTTTCTTTGTTAAAGCTACCGTCGTCATTTGTAGCTACATCTTGCACTTCTTCTAAACTAGTTTTAGCCGCAGCTTTAGAAAAATCAATTTTAGTTTTAGTGTCTGTTTCTTTAGCTTTTTCAACGTTTTCCTTACCAACAATATCTGCTATTTTACTTTCTTTAATATCTTTTATATCCTGCTTAGTAATAGTACCTTCTTTTATCTTCTTGCCAAGCTTAATCATAAAATTAACAGCATCGTCTTCTCCCTTAAAGTTTAAATCAGCATTTTCTCCTAAAGCGTCTTTAGTACTTGAATTAATCATCCAAGCAAAATATCCACCTAATCCTTTGTTCTTCTTAGATTTTAAATCTATTCTACCATCACCGACAAGTTCTAAAAAGTTTGTTAAAACCTCTTCGCTTTTCATGTTTTTTAACGTCGGCAGTTTACCTGATGTTCTGTCGTACGCTTCTTTTCCCTCTGGTATAACATCACCCTTTTCGTATGTTTCAACTCTTGTTTGTAAAACTTTATAAAGCTTTTCATTTGTTTTTTGAACGTAATCTAAAACTGTTTCAGCAATACCATTAAACGCTTCTGGATTATTACCAAAAGCCATTTTAAAAATGTAATGTCCTCTTTCGTGTGTTTCAGTTTCTAGACGATTATCTTTAGCCATGTTTTCTACAACTTGAAAAGAAAATATTTCGCCCGTTGTAGTTGTTAAATTACCTCCATGATTACCTCTGTCAAGACCGTTTATTACTTTCGTTTTATCTGCTTCAGATAAATCTTTCCTTCCATTAATAAATTTAATTGCCTCTTCAACTGTTTGAAAGTTTTGAAAACTATCATCTAACTTTCTAAAATCTTTAAGTTTATTAAATTCGTTATTAATTTCCTGAGTATTATATATAATCTCTGCTACTTCTTCAATCTCTTTTTCTTTTGGGTCTGTTTTACCTTCAGATATTAGTTGGTTCTCTGCGTCTTTATATATTTTATCTTTTCTATCTATATCTTTTTTGTCTGTGCTAGATTTAAATCCAGCAAACTTTTTACCAAAGTTTTTATCATCTCTTAAATAATCTCTTTTTGCTTGTAAATCATTAAACTCTGTTAACAATCCGTTTAGTATGATTTGCTTTTCGTTACCACTTAAATCATTATCAGCATTAACTCTTTGTGCTTTGGCAGAAATTTTTTGTTGCTCTACAGTAGCGTTGTTATAAGAATTAAAAAAATCTTTTTCTAAATTATTTACTTTTTTCTCTTCTTTTTCTAATATAGCCTCGTTTTCAGTTTCTAATCTCTTTTTTTCTTGTTTAACTGTCTCTATATTACCCTCTATATTATCAGTGTTATTACCTTTTGTTTTATTAGCCTTTAACGTAGAATTTAATTTTACTTCTGAGTTTTCTAATTCTTTAAGGGTATTAATATTAGATCTATAAGTTTTTAAATCATCTGGTTTAGCAAAAGTATTCATAACTAATCCTTTGTAAAAAGGAACATGACCAAAACCCGTACCAAAAAAACCGCCACTAAATGCTGCGTGTGCTAAATTCTCTGTTATCGGTCTACCTGTTATAATATTTTGCGTGATTGTAGTTCCAGTTTCAGAAGCCGTTTCTAAAGCTGGATCGAATAATAACTGTCTTTTACCATATGTTTTAAAGTATTCTTTTGTATCCATTCGTAATAATTTAGCGTAATTATTACCAAACATAGCTTGTCCAGATCTTTTTAATACTGGATAAGTTAAGAATCTATCAAATACAACTTCAGCGGCACCATAACCAAGACTAGTAAAAAATTTATCTACTCTACTTGTTTTTGGTCCAAAAGAATAATAATCTTCTTGAGCCATTGTCCCCCATTGTTCTCCAAAACTAGAAGTTCCTAAAGCGGTTATTCCTGGCCATCCAGTTGCTATCATCGCAAAAATAGGCGCTTGATTAGCGGTTTCTAAAGATATAAATCGACCAAAATTTGATAAAGAACTAAATGCGTTACCAAACTCAATATCTTTCTGCATTGTCTCTCTCCACTCCCATTGGCGCTGTCTAAACTCCATCATTCTTTCGTCCTTTGTTGTAACGTCTCTATTGGATATTGTAGCTGCAAAGTTAGTTAGACCGTAATCTATGTTAAACATTATACTTTCTGTTTGATTGTATAATGTTCCAGTAAACTTCTCCCAATCGTCATAGTTTCTTTTAGCAGCATCAGCACGAGCATCATTATCTTTTATTGTCTCAACTTCACCTAAGTAATCTTCTTCTAAAACAATGATTTCGTTTAGTTTATTTTCATACTCTAGTCGGCCAAGTTGTGCGTTTTGGTAAAGACTATATGGCAAACGTGTTCCGTTTTCTAATTCTACATATTCTTCTCCTTCTTTTATATCAAAGGTATAAACCGTAGGAAAAGTAGAGTTTTGAATTTCTAAAACCTCAGTATAAGCATTGATGGGAGATCCTTGGGTGCCTTGTTCTTTTACTAAATCAGCATGTTTTGATTCAAGTTTAATTTGTGTTTTAGCTAACTCTTTCTTTTGTTTTATATCTATTTTTCTATGATATATTTCCCCTATATTAAGTAGAGCACCATAACCTGTTTCTTCTACCTTGTCTGAATTGAAAAAATCTATCTCTTTTTGAGTTTTAAGACTCGCTATTCTATCTTTAATTAAATTTTCTCTTGTTCTATTTTGAATTTCTTCTACAGTAGGATCTTCATTTCCACTTTTTATAAGTTCTTGTTCAGCTTTTTCTTGTTCTTCTTTGTAAGGTATTGTAGTTTTTGTTTCGTACTTACCAGTAGAATACATCATTCCACTGCTATACCCGGTGACTGATGATGTTGTTACTTGTGCGTTAAGATTAATCTCATTTACCTCTTTTTCTATAAGTCTACTCTCTTTAGGCGTTATAACTAAAGGACCATAATAAACCTGCTTAGATGTACCGCTAATAACCTTACCGTCCTTGAGTTTATAGTCATCTGATACAATTTGTACACTTTGTCTTTCTGGTCCAATATACGACCCGTCTGTAGAATTCAAATCTGCGTAACGACTAGTTAAAGCATCTGTTGATATTTTAAATCTTTTAATATCTTTTTTTTCTGCTGTAGAATTAATAAAATTAGAAAGTTTATTAAATTCATTAATATAAACACCTTTTTCAGTGGCACGATCTAAACTACTAAAAGGATCACCGGCTCCTACTGTTCCAATACCGAAATTTATCATTTCTGTTTTTCCGGTTTCGTTATGAGTTATTTCAATAGCTTCGTAATTTGCGAATGGAATCCCTGGTAACTCGTTGCTCGCACCTAACCAATTTACCGTTTGCTCAACAGTGTATCCTTTTCCTAAAACATTTTGTAAAAACTCAACTTGAACTTGATCAGTTTTGTCAAAAAAATCTATTATATTTTTATAATTAGTTTCGTAATCATCTTTTTCTGTAAAAATCCCTCCTAAAACAGTTTCAGATGGAGTATCTTTAATGTCTTGTATTATTTTTTGAGTACTTTCTTTTCTTGTTTTTTCGTTCCTAGGAAGATCTATAGTTGTAGTTGGAATACCAATTATACAACTTCCATCATCAATATCAGCATCTGGATTATAATTAGAAGCTGATTTATCAGTACAACCGGATATCATTACATTGCTTTGGGCAGTTTGATAATCATACTCCGTAAGTTCTCCAGGTGGTATGTAAGTTTCTGGAAGTTTAAAATCTATAGTCTTCTTTTTTTCTTCTTCTTTTTTCTTGTCTTCTACCTTAGTCTTTTTTGGATCCGTTATATCGTATTCATAACCCGCTGCTAAAACGTCGCCATCATGCGCGCTAATATGATTTTCTTTAGGCATAAGCGCATGACCTCTACCTTTTCCTGTGTCCCTTAAAGGAGATTTTTTATTACTACGTCTTAATGGTGATGATAGTGGATTTTTATTCATTTAATTTTATTTATTTCTTTCCGTGTAAATATCTTAAAAAATCTTCCATATCTTGCATAATATCAGGATCGCTCCCGTTTTTTATAATATCATTAAATATAATGTTTATTTGTTTGTTTATTAAATCTGGGGTAACATTTTCGTTTTGTTTTATAAACGCTTTTTCAAAACCACCAATAGTACCAGTGTAACTTTCGTCTTCTGAAGTTCTTGGGTCGTCTTTTATTTTAATCGTATTCGTCGCTCCATATAAATCAGGATTAGACATGTAATACCTCGCGAACGTTGTGGTTCCTGAACCGTCAGGAAGACGCAATTTCTGATCCACAGAAAAAGATTTAAAAGCATCGTTAATACCACCATTTACATCAGAGATCAAATCCATAGTTTGACTAATAGTGGAGTCCATCTTTTCATCCCACAATAACATTTCTTCATGTAGCGTTCCGCCCGCTTCGTATTCTTCTTGTACTTTCGACGAGTCGTACTTAACTCTAAAACCAATTCTGTGTTGATCAAGGTTTTTAGAAAATACATTCTTAATTCCACTACTACTGTCTACAGTTAAAAATGTTTTAGGTATATCTGAGTAAGGTACAAACTCACCCTGCGGCCCTTTTACATGTAACTTTTCGTTCATATAACTGTATTCGAATCCATTATCACGAACATCTGCCCACCAAGCTTCCATAAGAACATCTTCACCTTGAGAAGCATTATCTTCACCATTAGCTCTCACAATATTTTTATACAGTTTTTCTCCTCGCGCATAATCTATGCTTAAATTTTCCATTTGTTGAACTCTCTTTTTATGAAGAGCCTTTCCGTTTCTGTGTTTTTTACTAAAAACATTCAAACCTTTTGTAGCATCTAAAGCATCATAAGCCTCTCTTCTTAAGATTTTTAATTGATTTATTACATCTGGATTATCTATATATTTTAGTTGGTCACTATAAGTATCTTCTATACCTTCGTGTTTTTTATCAAAATTTTTCTTTTTCTGAATTAAACCAGATGCAATAGCAGATACACCTTGTATATACCCGGAGTAATCTACTTTTTTTGGAGCATATCTTTGTCCTGCTGCTCGTATTATCGCTTCATTTGCCGCCATGTTATATTTGTTTAAAGTTTACATCTATTTTATTATAGTCAACCATATCATAACCATCAGGATGTTGTATTACAGCTTCTTGTGGAATTTCATCTGACATAACTCCTTGGTAAGTTCCGCTACCAAACGATTCGTCTTTATATCTAAAACTATATATATTTAGACCACTCGGTGATTCACCAATTATATTTATATCTTTTTTAAGTTTCCTATCACTTCCCGCTCCTCCAATAGCCGATCCTATTCCACTAGCAACACCTCCAATTATTTGACCCCACATACCTTGTTTATTAGCTATAGCTCCCTGCGCCCCACCTACCATTTGCCCACGAACACCTATTAACGTACTCATCTTATCCATCTCAAATTGTCTAGCGCCTTCCATGTTAGCGATTTGTACTTGTCTATCTAATCCACTTAATCTAGATTGTTCTGCTAAACTCATTTGATTTAATCTAGATTGCTCTGTTTTTTCTTGTTGCTGTAGTCTAGATTGTTCTGTTAATTTCAACCTTCTATTTTGTTGCAACTGTTGTCCTATTGTTGCTTGCGTTTCTCTAGCTTGTTTTGTAGCTTGTCCACTTAACGACTGTGCTAATCCAGCTATGCCAGAAGCACCAGCTGTTCCTCTTAACCCCTGCATTATATTAGCTTGTTGTTGTTGGAATTGTTCTCTAGCGTAATCAGCAGCTTGGGTATCAACTTCCAACTCTTCAAAAACATTTTCTTGATCTTCAAAAATGTTTTCTTGATCCGCAAAAATATTTTCTTGTTTTAAAGCATCTGCATCTAAAGGTTGAAATTCAGATTCTTTATAAGCTTCTAATTGTTCGTCAAATTGCGATATTTGAGACTGTAAGTACTGTTGATTTTTAGTACCCTTACCCTTCCCCCATTTCTTAGAGCCAAACCAACCACCTTTCTTTGACCATAACCCCCCAAGTAAAAGATGCGGACTTTTTTTATTTTCTATCATATTGTCTATTTTATCTATTTATAGTTACAGTTTTTGTATTTTATTTACTACTGATCGTTACTTCGGAGCCCACAGAGAATAGTTCTTGTTTCGTATTGACATTTGTAGCTGTTGCAAATTCTACTTCCGCGAAATATCCTTTTAAACTCGATACGTTTTCCGCTACAGGTTTTCTAAACATGAAGAATAGGTTTTCAGAAGTAGACGGATCGATAATTGAAACATTGTCAATAACACAATCACTACTCGCCCCTTTATATATTCTTATTTTATTAAGATTAATATCATTTTGAGTCCACTCAGCCGTACCTTTATTAGGGGACACACTAGTATCGATGTCTACTATTACATTGTCGTATCCACTACCGTAAGTATAAGGCCCTACGTTTGCCAAAATTATATTACCAGTATTACTAATAACATCCATTTCTATTCTGTAGGTTTCACCTTCAACAAAGTTAGTTGTTAGACTACCATCTAAAAAACCAGCAACGGTTCCAGTGTGTTCGGCTTGTTCATTAGCAACACTCCATCCATCTCCCTCACTCCACCCAGCCGGGAAACCTTCCTGAACCTTTACATTGTCCACATAAGCGAACGCTGGCGAACTATCACTTCCACTAAACATAAGTACTAAAGAGCCGTTGGCTGGAACTACAACAATATTTGTATAACTATGAATACCTACTGTAGAAAAATTTTCTTCTGGTAAGATAATTCCTGATCCTGCAGATCCAATTAAAACCTTTAAAGTTCCAGCAACAATTTCGTAATCAAACGAAATTCTACATGTTTCTCCAGCAGTTAAATTGCTTACATTTTGGAAACACATCGCCCCTGTTCCACTACCATATATAACATTATCTAAATACATTCTTTCTGAATCCCAAGATATTACTCCGGAAGGATATGTGGTATTTAGTAATTGTCCCTGTGATGGAAATTGAACTATCCAAGGGGCAAGATCGTTGTCAAAAGTACCGTTGATTATTTCGTTTGGCGCAGCGTCATAACCCACATCAAAACCACCGTTAGTCACAAAATCACCACTACCAGTAGTGAAAGGAGCATTGGCAACTTTCACCCACCTATCTTCTTTGTCAGATATTGTGCCTAGTGAAAGTGCAGTGCCAGCAACAGGATCTGTCCAAGCTCCACCAGCAGTATCACAAAGAGTCTTTGTAGTGTTTGTTAATGGAGCAATACTACAAAAACCAGGTGTGATATTTGAATACCATAACTCATCTCCAACTTGCACTGAATCATTTATTTTTTTTGAAAAAGTTATTTTATCTGCCATATTACGCGTTTGTTCCTATTGTTATAAAATTATCTAAATCTAAGTATATTGTTCTGTTAGTGGATGGATGTGAATTTATTATAACGCTGTTGTTAATTTTAAGTTGGTCTCTACTTCCTTTCCCTAATCCACTTCCAAAAAATTTCAATACAGTTCCAACTGACAACGCTGCGGTTTGGTTTAGTTGTACCGTTATAGTTCCATCACCACCACCACCATCCCAATCTGCGTTTAAAACGTTTAGTACTTTATTAGTACCGTTGTTATTTACATTCAATCCCTTAACCCTAAGATGAGATCCACCTGATATACCATATGTGTTATCTAATGCTATCACCGCGTTAGTTCCTGTAGCACGTACTCTTTTAGTAAATTGTTTAGATAATGTTACGGTTTCAACAGTAGGATTCCATTTTGAAAAATTAATTTTTACCCCTATAGCGCTTTGTATAACGTTAGGTCCATAAGCGCGAAATGTCATAACGTTATTGTCTGTTATAGCTTGATCTCTTGATAAGGTTAAGGTTTTTGTAACAGTATTTATATCTAATATTGTAGTTGCCGCGCCAGGCGCTGTTGTACCTGTTATATAAGTCAACTCCATTCCAATTGCTAAATCCGTTAAATCATCTACTACAACTAAATTGCTGTCAGAAGCTACAGTTCCGTTGGCGGTTTCTGTAGTTTCAAAATACCAATCTGTATCTAATGGTTGCCTTATTAATCTAAGACCGTATCCTTGACCATCAGATTTCTTGTTTAATACATCCCAAGATATCGCTTTTGTTACAGCGGTTGGTGATACAGATGATTCTGTAGAGGTTGTAGTAGGTTGTGTTTCGTAGTGATCGTTTACCGATGACGCCCCGTCGCTGCGTGGCGTGAAAGTTAAAACAGCATTAGCAAGTTGAGTAATAGTAGTACTATGCGAATGTTTCCCTGACGAAAAACCTAATTCAGTGTCTTTGTCCGGAGGAGTAAGTAAAAGAATAGTATAAGTGTCTCCACTCGCATTGGTTGGGAAATCAATACTACCATTATAAACATTAGACACCATCTTCACTTGTAAATTACTCGTGGAAATAAACCCTGTTTCAAAAGATCTAGATTTAAAATTATAAAACTTCACGGGATCTGAACCATCAAATAATTGTATTGAAAATTCTGCATTTACTTCTCCGGTTACAGAAAATTTTCTAGTTGAAGCGCTTTTTGCTAAATTACTTTTATCAATATCAAATCTAGTTATTTTCTTCATTATACGTTGTATATTATGTTTTTAGCAATTCCTATTCCTTGGAAATTAAACGCGCTTGTATCTAAATCAGCGCTAGCGTCGCCTTTTATATAATTGAACCACTTCCCTTCTTTCTCTATGAATTCAGTGACAGTTCCATTTTCTTGATCTGTAACTATACTTTCACAAATCCAACCCTCATCACCATCGTAATTCAAGGTGTTAAAGTTTTTAATAGCAGTTGGAGATTCATTGAATACAAATTTTACAGTGGAGGGTTCTACGGTTCCTCCATAAAACGTATTCCTAGCTTCATTATCGTGTTTATAACATAATCCATTTTTAAACGTATAATAATCTCCAGACATACTAACTCCAGATTCTTGTATGAATGATTTAAAACTAACCCAACCTTTTACATCTTCACTGTAAGTTATAGTTTTAGAATCAGGCCAAGTTGTAGATCCCGTGTCTATTGTTAAGTTGTAATCATTTTTATAAGTATCAAAACTACCGATAAGATTGTAATCAAGATTTTTAAATTCATCTTTAAACCATTTACTCATACCGGCGTCGGATATAGGAGTTAGTCCATCCATTGATAATCTTAATACTGCTCCACGTTGTCTATCTGTAAAATAAGCTCTGTAAGATTCTTTAGCAAATGATTCTGGATTTTTAGATATACCATAGTCTCCAACAAAAGGATTTGCATCACCTAAAACCATGTTCGTTGCTACTAACTGTGGATTTCCATCCGCGTTATATAAAGCGTTTTTATTAGCTGTAATTCCTACTACTCTGTCTTCACAAAATGCAATTAAACTTATTCTCCTTGAAAATAATTTTTGTATACTACCGTAAGTTGGATTTAAATCTTTTGTAATTTTTTCAGCCATTATAAACTGATTAAGATTATTTACTCCACTTGTAGAATTGTAAATTCCAGAATAAATCATCCCACTCTTTCTATGTTCTTCTACGTAAGGTCTATCTAAGGTCGCACTTGCTTTAACTCCATTCGTTATAGTCATAGAATTAAAATCGTCTCTAATTCTATTAGATTCTACTCCATTAAGAAATGAAAAACAATTATACCAACCCAATCCAGTTTCCATATCTAAACCTAGATCATCAATCATTGTAAACGTCGTTCTATAATTACCACTAGGAGTAACTGCTGAGTTCATATTAGAACCAAGTTTTATAGTTGTATAACTACCATCATCTCTAATAAACCTTACCTTCGCGTCATTGTAATCAACTACAGTTGTTTCGTCTTCTTCTAATCTATTAACCCCAGGGGTAATCGTAAATTCCAATGGGTAACTATTAGCGAAACCAGCTAAAGTGACATTCTCGTATATATTAATAGCGCCTTGTCTAGCCTCTGGTATATCTGGAAATTCCACTCTACAACCTACTTGAGCAAATAACTCGTTAGTATTTTCGTTTATTTTTATAGGATGAGCTTGACCTGCTTCGTAATAAATATCTAAATCAACATTGTCTTTAGATTCCGTTTCCCATATAGCTGGATTTGTAGCTACTTCACCAGAAGCCAAAAACGAATCCGTCCCTATAAATTCTATTGTATCGTGTCTAATAGCGTTTATATTAGTACCGTTAGTAGGATTAAACGTGTTAGCCGTTGGATTTTGATCTAGCTCTAAGATATAGACAAGTCTTCTGTTGCTTCGTTTTCCAAATCCATACAATCTATTTTCTAAATCCCCTTGATCTACAGTACCACTTGCACCACCTCCATCACCATTTGCATCAACAGTAGAAGCGTAGTCAATAACATTAAGTTCAATGTCTCTATAACTACCACGAAGACCTTGTCCACTCGTTTGGTGTGGATTTGTTTCTCTTCCCGCTCTCCAATTATGATGGTTGTATACTTTTTTAACCTTACAAGATTTTATTGTGTATACTTTGTTTGCGGTATCACCCTTAAATCTAAATTTTTTACCAGGTGTTTTCAGGTGCATTACAAAGTCAGCTATCAAACCTCCTGGATCACCATCTGGACCATACGTTGGATCCCATTGTCTATCGTGATCTTCTTGGAAATTAGTATCATAACCGCTAACTGGAATAACACAATTGTTTCCATTCGCATCAATTGACGTGATATTTTTAGCTCTATTCCAACTGTTATCTGGTTTCTCCATAAGAACACCGTTAGGATTCGTGCCAACGTTAGTATAAGCAGTTGCTACATTAAAATAATTTGAGCCAGTAGAAGTACCGTCAAAAACACCTCCACCATGTATGCCTTGTAGTTCTCTAGATATGTCGTTAATATTTAGTGGTTGACTAGCGAACGTACCGTCAAATAAATCAACACCTGGACCAAGAAAAGAAAGATGCATGTAAAACCTACTGTTAGAAACACCGTAGGTGTTTTCTATATTTGTGTTAAACATACTGGTTTTCCATCTTCTAATTCCATCAGGTCTACCCAATACATCCGTACCGTTACTAGTGTGGGTATCGTCAGTTGTAATTATACCTTCCAAACCATTTATTAACTTTGTGTTTGGTAAAGGTAACGCTGATGATAAATCATATTTGATCCAATCTTTATAAGTAGTTCCGCTTATAACTGTACTTCCGAAATTCGCAAAATTACCCGAGTCACTAGAAGGCCAACTTATAGATTGTAAATACGTTGTTGGTGTCCAAGATCTTACTCCACTTGCTGGAATTTGACTACTAGTACAATGGTAAGAAATATCAGTCACAGCGCTAATGTCTCCACCGCTAAAACCATAACCACCTTCTCTAGCATACTCTCCATGCTGCACGGAGGATACAAACGTATTATCTATAAAAAACCTACAGCCACCGTTATTAATCATTGAGCTCAGAATATTATCCCAGGCTCCTCTACTTCGCGTAGTACTAGAATCCGAATTAGAAATATCTGCTGTATTACCATCTACACCGGCAGTTGTAGGAATAGCTGAATAATCTCCGTTATAAGTATTATTTAGTAATCCACCGACGTAAGGTGAACTACCGCCGGGATTGCTACTAGGATTATTGTTTATAGTATTTAATACATCTGCTTGCCAATTTACATTTTGAAAAGCTGCTACTACGTGGTTTATTTGAACATCTCCACTTTCAACAAATTTTAATTCGTTATTAATTAAATCACTTGCTAGTATTTTAACAAAAAATCTGCCAGAAAAAGCTTCTAAGTCTTTTTCTACTTTCTTTTCAATTTTAACTGTTATATCTGCGTGAAAATCATTAGCGTTTGTAGAAGCACCACTACCACTGTCATGACCATCACTTAAAATCAAAGTACTATCAACAGCTGTTATAGCTTTGTTTAATTTTATACGGTATTCATCCGGCGCTCCTTCTCCACCACTTTCAACTTGAACTATTCTATATTTTTCTGAGTGTTGGGTGTTAAAAACGTTTAATTCTTTAGAAAAAGAGAAGTATAAACTACCATCGGAAACTTGAAAAGCATCTCCCCACTCGCCCTGTATAAGTCTAGCACCTCCGTTATCCTTCCAAACACCTCCGTTTATTATAAACGTGTTGTTGTTAGTGTTGGTATTAAGAGGTAAAAAATCTTCGTCGTGAAACAATCCATCGGCAGCAAAACTAGTACCGGTACCAGTGGAATCTGTGTTTAAAATACCTGTATTATCACTAGCTGTATTAGTTATTTCACCCATGCTTATATACTTATACTTAATAGCACTAGGAGCTTCATTTTGAACATCTAAAACTCTAAATTTGTTATCTTCAAATACCTGTGTGTCTGAATTTATTGTTCTTTTAAGTATTATATAATCATCTTTAGAAATTTTATTTCTATCGGAAGAAGCAAATGATAACCACACGTGATCTTCTGAATCAAGATCTTCTAAGGTAGGTGTATAAAGAGCATCCATTACTAAATTGTAGTATTCTCCAGAAGTTTCTTTTACATAAAATTTATAATAATCCGCCCAAGTTGGATGAGCCGATTTAATCTCAGCGTTCAATTGTAGGGGATAACTAGCTAATGGTAAATTATGTTCAGCGTCTTCAAATGGAACCACTACAGAAGATTCCGCAGAGGTAAATACAGGGGTTTCTCTACCGAACTCATCTCCATATACGACTCCTAATTGATAATTTCTTTGAGATTTTACAGATGGTAATCCGCCTTCGTTAAACGTAATATTATTTTGATTACTTGAAGACACTTCCACTATTTCAACGTTATCTATACTACCTTCAAACGCATCTGAAACTGTTGTTATGGTTGGAGTATCAAATTGAAGTATATCACCGTTGAGATAAAGAGGTGATCCAGAACTCGTTTGACTTATAAAAGAAACATCAGTTAACGTTATAGTATTACCGTTTATAGCTGTTATTTCATTATCTAAAGTGTTCGCGGGGTCTATTGATATCCACGTACCATAGATACTACCTGCGCCAACTGGTTGCATTTGCTGAGTTGGATTACCACTTGCATCGAGAGTTAGAACGTTAAAAACATACTGGAGTTTGTCACCAACGCTCAATCCACTTACATCGAATAACTCCACGGTATTGCTTACATTTACCGCGGTTGGATATGTTGTAAACGTGTTTGGTGTAACCGTTGTTACTGCTTGACTTTCTATCCAAAATTTACCATTAAAACTAATTGGATCATTACTACTTGGTAACATAGTAAGCGTTTCTTCGTAATGATGAGTATCTCCTGTGGTAAGATTTAGAGCGATAAGATCAATATCTTCTTTAATATAATCACCGGATGTACCTACGCCGTTAGTTCCATTTGTTAATCTAATACTAAGATTTCCAGATTGGTAATTTACAACATCAAAAGCAATTTTGTATTCAGTTCCAGCGGCTCCCCAACCACCGTTATTTGGATATACCATTTTTTCAAATGCTGGAGCGGGGGTTCCTGCGGTACCAAAATCAATCACTTTATCTGTATCGTTCCAAGTTACATTCGCGTCTAAAACCCAAGGATTTGAACTGGTTAAAAAATTATAATTAGTTATTAAATTTTGATATAAAAATGTATCAAAAGAATTTTCACTAACACTTCTTACCGCGTAACTAGAACTTATTTTAGGGAAAAACGAAGTGTCTGTGTAGTTTTGTTTATAATTTCCGTAAACAATTCTATTTCCAGTTACTTCTTGTGCTAACGCTGTTTTTGGAACATTATCCCACGGTCTTAACAATTGATTTTCTGGAGTAGCAGCGTATATATTTTCGCTTTTAACTACAAACTTACCGTCATAAACAGAACCTGAATTAAAACCACTTGCGGAGACGGATGTGTTTGATGAATCTTTTAAATCAATAACTTCCATTATATAAACAACATTAGAATTTTCTTGTTTATACAAAAGATCTATCTGTACTACATCTAACGGCATATTAGGAGAAATAAAATCATATAATTCAATTGATTCTATCATATTAACCATACCCGCGTTGTAGGGTTCTTTTTCTGAATACGCCGTGTTAGAATCGTGCAACTCGCCATCTTGGTTTGTTGGATATTGAGAATTAAACACTACATCTGTAAACGGTCCAAACGCAGAGTACTCTCCATCATCGTATCTATATCTATAAGAAAATCTAGGGAATATAGTTTTGAATAAAGGATTTTTGTTATCTGAAGCTGCTGGATTTATTTTAACACTTAAAGTTTTTAAAGGTTTTTTCTTTATTACGGTAATATGTTCTTCTGTTACATCTACAGTAGTATTAGTTCCATCTACAAATAATTTTGAGTGAGTAGTTAAATTAGTGTGAGTATTTAATTTAAAGGAATCAATATTTATTTTTTTAGGTTCATTAACTCCATCTGTCCAAAATAAAAGATTATCAATTACATTAATCCCAGTTATTATATTACCGTGTTCAAACTTTAGAACGCTGTTATCAGTATCAACTAAAACCGGAGTAATAGCACTGTCTTTTGTATATTCTACAATAGCGCTTACGTGCGTTCCAGCCGTACCATCATTAGTTGTAATAAACGAATATAAAACATCGTTTTTTTCATCAGCAATAGATCCCACGCACTCGTAACCAGAAGTAATAATAGCACTGGTGTTAGTATTAACAGCGCTATTCCCAGGCACCACAGTATTCCCCAATATATTTTGTACAGTTCCAATATCTGCTCCGTCAGAAGTTGAAACTTGTATATTCAATGCGTCTCTATATTGTCCATTTGGAACTATTCTTTCGTCAAGGTCTTTGTTCATTTTACCTTGAGAGAAAGTGTTTTTAATCTCTGGCATATATTAGTGTTTTATATGTTTCGATTTACCTCTTAGTATTTGAGTTAATTCTTCTAATTTGATATTTGATAACCTTAATTTAGCTTGTCTTGTTGCTGCGAACTTTTCTTTTTTATATCTTTGTACAATGTATTCTTGGGTGTTTGCCCTTGTAGATAATATAGCGTACATAATCCATTTATACATAGCTTCTTCTGCAAATTTATGTACTTGCATTTCTCCATCAGTACCTAAACTATCACTTATATAATCTAATATCACGGTTTTTCCCGATACGTTAGAACTAAAATTAATTAGTCCTTTTAAATTATCTATATAAAAAGATCCATTAACTTGAGCATGTTGAGGATCTAATCCATATCTTTTTTGGTTGTTTGGCCAGTATGTATCATCTTGGTAATCATCTTGATTTTCAGATGGTGTTGCAGATTTATAATTTGTCCAGGTTGTAGAATCACCATCATTTTCATTATCTAGCGGTAAGTTTGGTGATACCCCCTCATATCCAACTGAAATAGTGTCTATTGTATTCGTACTTATATTAGCACTAAGACTCAAGAAAGGCGTATGACTAGTGATTAATACGTATAATGTATCATGTCCAACTACGTCTATGTTTTCTAATGTTTTTGTAATATCAGTTTCTCCAGCCACATTATTCCATTCTAATACTTCGTTATTTCCATTTGCATTTGGAAAAGAAGTGTTGCTGGTCGTACTATTAGTTCCTGGTAAAAAATTAGGACCATTATATCCACCACTAACTATTTGATCGTTTGTACCAGGATTATTCTTTTGTAAATTAGTATTCGGGTCTCCAGGTGTGGTACTGATACCAATTCTTAATATACCAGCACTTGCTTCACCTGATACTTCAGCGGCTGAACTACCCGTAGCGGTTATACTTAATTCATCTATATCCGTTACGGTGATTTCTTGCCAAACAGCATAAGCCCTACCAGTTGTAATTGGACTTGCTGGATTGTTATTTGTAAAAGCAAAAGGATTTGTAGATATCTGTAATTTTTCACTAATTACTTCAAGTATGTCTGAAAGAGCGCTTGTAGTAGTAACGTTCACGCTTGTAGAAATTGAATTGTTTACAGCTGGATTTCTAAACCACGGTTGGATTAATGCGCTTGAAAAATTAGGATTTACTATGTTTAGACTTCCAGTTTGTGCGCTAAAATCATACGTTCCATCACTATCTTGTCTTATTTTAAATGGATTTGATGTTTTAGAAGTAGGGTATAACACGTGTTCTATACCAGACGAATCGCTCCACGCTAGTTTGGTATAATTTACGTAATCACGAGGAAGTAGCATTGTATTAGACGGGGGAAGAGTTATTTCTTGAGATTTTATAGATTTAAAAGTATCGAAAGAAAGTTCTTGCATGGCTCTTTGTGCGTGAAAAGCAACGTCAGTCTTCCTTGCTTTACTTATTATTTTTCCCTCTCCAACATAAACCACCATGAACTGATTTATAATATCTTCTAAAGAAGTAAATTGATAATTACCAAAACCACTACTTGCTTCATAATAATTTTGATCTGTTCCAGTTAGTAATCCCATTTATTATTGTTTTTCTTGTTGAATATTCTTATTATCTTCTGCTCCTGCTATTTGGTACAACGCAGGATCTTTTAGCGTTATTCCAGCCAACCCTAATATTTTTATAACTAATTTTGTTTCTTCAGATGGGTGTAATTCAAAATCTACACTATTATCTTCGTTGTATTGAAAAGTTCCACCGACATTATATCCACTCCACTCTACTTTAACTGGCTTCCTAATATAATTAATTACTATTGGATCCTCTGTGTGTGGATACATATAAAATTTATAATTATCTTTTATAACATAAACTGGACGAGAAAGAGTTGGTTTTAGAAGAGGAGATCTATTAATTTCTTCTATTTGGTTTGCGTTTATTTTTTCACAATTATAACCATTATACAAAACACTACCTATTTTATACGGGTTAGTAGTAGAAACTCCTAAATTCCAAAATGTTTTAGCAGAGTTTATATTTTGTGTTTTTTGTACTTCAAAAATATGTATTTTTTCTTCTAAATAATTTAGCATATCTGAATACTCTGTATCATTTCCGAGTAATCTACCAAACTGATTTATATCGTAAAAATATTGCTCAAATATATCCATCTGAGCTTGGTTGGCAAATAAGTTAAACTCTTGAGGAGTTATATATCCTCTTTGTTCTTTATTAGCAAGAGCTAAAACTCTTTGATATACTGTATCTATACTTATGTTTTCTATATCTGCCATATTTGCTTTTTATTTTTTATAAGGGAAGACTTTGTTTAACGTTTCTTTTCTTTTATTGCAACCGCAATCTTTTTTTCCAACTGCTTTAGTTCCCATCTGCACTAAACTCTTTATCCCAGTTAATCTTGTTATTTTTTCTATTGAGTCTCCTAGACCCTTTGATTTATTTGATTCCATATAATTTGTTTTTGTAGTTTGCGATCGCCCCGTAGAGCGACCGCATCTACAGTTTGATTAATCGTTTAATCGTTTTTCTATATTTGTGTATATTTCCATACCTTCATCGGTTTTAAACCAATGCGCTAAAGCAGTGTATGGATGCTCGTCAAATGGTATTGTCATTAACTTTCTACCATTACTTCCCCACAAAAAGTTTCTTTGATCAGAAGACAATCTTAACGTTCCAGCTTCAACAGCTTTAATACCAAAGTTTCTAAGCATTACATTTTCATCATCTGCTAACTCTAAGAAGAGTTTAGGATTATTCCTCGCAAATATTAGTAAATCTCTTTTAAGTTCCTTAGAACTCAAATTAGATACTTTGGAGCCTTTTTCAACACGCATGATAGCCTCAGCCATGTCAATGTCAATATTTCTAGCCGCAATCAACGCGTCAACTTGCATATCTAGTATTTCTATTTGATCAGCTGCTTTTTGAACAGGTTTAAACTCGGTGTATATTGAATTATTGTCTGGATGATACAAAGACAATAATTTTTGTAATGTAACTTTGTTTTTAGGAACATGCAAAGATCCGCTTCTAAATACAATATGTTCTAATCTTTGGTCACCTTTCATTTCGTCTACAAATGGTGTTTTTTGATTTTGACAATATTTAAGTTCTCTTTCGTGTCCTTTTTCTTTATCAAAGTAGTATATGTTTGCGGATTTAATTGATCGTGAAAGAGGTTTGTCTCTTCCTTTTAAAACATATAATCTATCTTTAATTTCCCACTCGTTAGATGGTTTTAATCTTTCTCTTGTTTTTGGTTGCTCAACTACCGTTTCTTCAACCATTGTTTCTATTTGAGGTTCTACCTCAACTTTTTTTGTTTCTTGTTTTTTTGCCATAATATAATATATAATAAAATTAATAAAAATAAAGTACCGAGGCCGAAGCCCCGGTTCTTTAATATAAATAATGCTTACTTCATTAACATGAAGTTATTAGCACCTTGTGTAATCAAACATCTTTCAGAAAGCATGTGGATTTGCATTGCGTCTAAAGCAGATGTAGCTGCTCCAACAGAACCAGTAACCCAAGTCTTCATTCTTCTATCGTCAGTTTGTGAAGCTCTATATCTAACGTGTAAAAATGGTCTTTTAAGATTTTTTCCTAACATTTGATCGTAAACAGTAGATGTTCCAGCAGGAACAACAACCCCTCTAATCGCATTAGAACCAGCTGCAGTGTTAATACCACCTCTTGTAGCTTTGTCATTTAAGTATCTCATATCAGACTTATAAAAGTCATAAGAACCTCTACGGAATCCAGAGAAACCTAAGTTTAAAGCCATGTCTTCTGAGTTGTTAAACACTCCATAAGAAGTACCACCAGCTCCATAAGAATTCATAGAAGCTAACATATCATCCATTGCTAGTGAAGTAGCTCTGTTTACAAACATCATGTTTTCTTCAATAGCACCTTGGTTGTCAAACTCAGCTAAGATAGCGTCAAATTCAGCTAAATCAGTTGCAGCATTAACACCAGTAACACCAGAAGTAATATTACCTCTATCTTCGATAGCAGCAAATAAACCTTGAGTACCTGTTTTAACAGCACCGTTTGCAGAAAAAGCATCTTCAGTTAAATCTTCAACTGTTACAATTCCACTTTCAGCACCAGAATCTGCGTGACCCCCAGTAGTAGCTTCTAACATTGCCATTTCTAAGTAATCAGTAAATCTAGCTCTTGTATCAGCTTCTGCTTTTAAATACCATAAGTACCCTGCAGAACCATCTTCAGCAGCAACTTCAACCCAACCAATTCTAGACGCATCAGAACCTGATACCTCGTAGTAATCTTTCATTATAATTGGTTTGTTCATGAATGATTTGAAAGTTGGTTCGTTAGCACCTCTTGAGTTATTTGTAGCAGTAGCCGTTGCAACGTCAGCAGCTAAAGAATAACCTGTTCCTTTTTGGAACTCAGATCCATAAACCATAATAGTAATCGCGTCAGCATCTTCAAAACCAGCCGCGTCTAAAGAAGCTACACTATAAGGAGCAACTTCAACAGCGTCAGAACCAGCGATAGCTTCAGAAACTAAACATTTTACTACGCCAGCAGAACCAGCAATAATAACAGTATCATTAGTTCTGATACCGTGAGTAGTTCCTATATCGTTTCCATCGATATCTAGTGCTACTTCAATAAGACCACCGGAAACCACAGTACCACCAGCTTTTGTAGTTACTAATCCCGTGTAAGATAAGTGTAATCTTCCTTGTTCAGACCATACGACTTGATCAGCCGTCATAGCCTCTTCAGCTCCTACTTGTGAAAGAAATCCTGATATAGTTCTCGGTCCGAAAACTTCAGCTTCTTTTTCCATAAGATCTGGTACATATTGTTGCGCCCAACCAGCTCCTGCTGTTGACGCTAAATCTAGATAGTTTGATGAAAGTGTTTGTTGCGCGGGCGCAAGAACACTGTTCAATAAACCTCCATTAGTAATTGCCATAATTTTTAATTTTTAATTTTTAATTTTTAATTTTGAATTTGAAATCATTAGAATTTTCACCAAGCACCCTTACTTTTATTCCACCAGCATTAATCTCACCACTATGTTGCTGTCGTGGATCCATACTAATGTTTTTAGATTTAGCTACGCTATTCTTTAAAGCGTCAGCCTTACCTTGTTCGTAAAAGTGGTTGGCGACTGAATCAGCATTCATAGCAGTATACATTGATTTGTGATAACCCTTAGCATCTTCCATTTCGTTATTTTTGTTCAAAAACTTTTTGACAAAATTATTAATGTCGCTTTGTGTTTCTTTTACAGTATCAGAGTTTTTAACGTTAAACCTAAATTTCTTATCTCCCACGTTGTATTCAAAACCTTTGAATTCTTTGTTAAATAATTTATTTGTTTTATTTAAAAACGTACTATGCTGCTTTTCTGCTATTGCTTCTTGTTCTTTTGATTCCGTGTTGTATCTATTGAAGAAATCAACTGCTTTCTGTTGCTCACCCGTGAGCTTTGAACCACGTTTGATATCTTCGTAATATTTGGACTTTGCACCGTCCAGGTGTTGCTTTGCTTGAGCAACTTGCTCTTTCAAAGCTAATTTCTTTCTTTTAACATCTCTTTCCTCATCTAGTTCTTCATCAAAAGCAAAATAGTCTTCCATTAAAAAATCTATTTCTTCTGAATCTAAATGAGGTTTTGTTTGTTTATAGTATTCTTTTAGCAAAGCATTGTTGTCTAATTCAGAATAATCTTGATTTAGTTTAACGTAATCTTCTAAATCACCACCTGTTTCTTCCATGAACTCCATTAGTTTTTGGATGTTTTCTGGAATTGGTTTTCCTGTAGCTTCGGCTTCTGCTACCGCTTCTTCTACTTGCTCTGTTATTTCTTCAACTTGCTCTTTTACCTCTTCATCAGTTATCTCCTCGATAACCGGGATGTCTTCTTTGACTTCCTCCACAGGAGTTTCTTTAACAACTTCTTCTATAGGAGTTTCTTCAGAAACAACTTCTTCAACTTTAGTTTCTTCAACTTTAGTTTCTTCAACTGGTTTACTTAAATCAACTTTGATAATCTCATCATCTTGATTAAGTTTTTTCATTGTTGGTTTTTTCTTTACTTTAATTTTTTCAACTGTTTCGTCTACTTTTGGTTGTTCGACTACTTGTTCTTGGACAACCTCTTCAGTTATCTTTACTTTTTTGTTTGCCATAATATAATATAATAATAATTAATACTTGTTTATTGGGGTTCAAATGCCCCTAAATTGAATCCACCACCCATTATATCATTACCTGATGATTCAAAGTTTTTAGGTGGTTTTTCATTTTTTCTTTGATCAATCATTTCTGATTGTTGTGTTGCTTGAATTTTTGTTCTTTTATCCTTGCGATCTTCTTTTTCTTTTTCTCTACCTTTAGTTCCCTCTACCTCCATTTGCCTAAGCTGCATATTGTATTGGAACTCTTGCTCCATTAGCATTTTCTTTAATTCTCCCTCTGCTTGCATTTTCTGAATATCTAATTGAGATTCCATTTGAGCAAGTTCACCTTTAGATTGCGTAAGAGCTTGGTTTTTTTGAACTTCCATTTCAGCCGCGGCTTGCTGCGCTTGTATATTAGCTTGTGATTGTGCTTGGATGTTTTGTTGTTGTATTTTTTGATCTCTATCTATTTTCTTTTTTCTTCTAATTTTTAACAATGAGTTAGCCATTTTGAGATTTTTTATTTCTCTAACGTCAATAGCGTCTTCTAACTCTATATTTTCCTTAGACAATGCTACTTGTATATTGTTTTCTAATAAAGCTTTTTCTTCTTCGTCTGGTGCCAGTTCTATAAATATACCAAAGTCATATAAGTGTAGATTAGACATTTCTTCTAAAGTAGAAACGTTATGCGCTCCAATAGCCTGTATAAAAGCATCTTTCGTAGGAGAGTATTCTATAATATCAGATATTCTTAACGACAAGCACTCCGCTGTTTGCGCTGTTAAAAACAAACCAGATTGTAATATATGTCTAGTCGCTGTATTAGAATTAGCAGCGGCCATTTTCTGTACACCAACTAAAGCGTTTTTATCTGGAGTAGTACCATCTCTAGCTTCGTTTAATCCAGTCACATCTCTTATCATTTGTAAATAGTAATTATATGTTCCAATTAAACTCTGCATTTTATTACCTCCACTACCAGATTGTATTTCTTGAATAGGTACTTTACCTGGATTCATATCACCCTCACTCGTAAACGATCTCCCAATCACGGATCCAGTTTGGAAGAACATATTTAAAGCTTCTTGCGGGCTGTAGTTTGTTCCATTACCTAAATCAATTTCAGCAAGTCCATCAGCGTCTAGGTATACTCCATCTGGTACCATACGCGACATCACTTGCTGTAATTTTAAATGTGTAAGTTGGATCATATCTGCAAATCCCGTTATTCTACCAACTAAACTTTCTATTTTACCCTTATATATTCTAGGTGCTACTATAGAATAATTCATTTTTACTTTAGTAAAATCACTTTTAGGACGCATCATATTTTTTGCCATCTCCCATTTAAGTAATTTTTCTGTACCAAGTACCATAGCACCTTCGTAAAGACACTCTATAGCTCTGTGTAATCTTTCGTATCCACCTTCTTTTTCTTCAGGAGGATTAAACGAATCATCTTTTTCTATAGCTTTTGAAGCTCCAGATCCAGTTTCTTTCATTTTATAAACCTCGTTCATGTAACTCTTAAAGTTAAAATATAATACTTGAACTGAATTATTATCTATTTCTCTAGATTTGTTACCTCCATGATTATAATTACTTGTGTGAGTTGATTTGTTTTTTGCTAACTCTTCTAAATCTTCATGCGATAAATGTGGGAATTGTTTTGCTAATTCATTAATTGGAATTGTCTTAACTTCTCCGACGTAATATATATCATCAAAATATGGAGATTCAGTATACGAGTACACTAAATCAGCTGGATCAACATAATCTATAGTAACGCCCTCAGAAGTAGTAAAACCCGTTTTTACTGCTCCAATTCCAAGAACAGTTAGATCGTAGTAAAATCTCTTTTTAATTAACTCATATTTATTACCTTCCATTAAAACGTTTATAGCTTGTTCTTCTGCTATTTCTACAGACTGCTTGTAAGATAATTGCATGTGCAACCCTAACTCTTCTTCGTTTGCTGGTAAGGTTTCTGGATCATTTTCAGATAAATCAAGATTAAAGTTTTCTTTAATATAAGCATCAACACTCTTCATTTCCATATCTCTTATAATAGACTCCATATACTCGGTGCGTTTACTAACTCCATACGGATCTTGAGAAAATGCTTTTATATCGTACATTCTTTCTGCAATACCATTTACAACTATATCTACAAATTTAGGGATTATTGGAACTGGTTTCCAGTCTAAATTTAAATAGGACAAATCACCATTGATAGATAACTCATCCTTATATTTTTGAATCGACTGTTCTCCACGAGCGTATAATCGTAAATTGTGGAAGTTGTTTTGGGTGGTAGTATATCTAGTGTTTCCACGGTCTTGGTGGAACCACTCGGACTCAATAGCTTTAGCTATTTTTAATCCATAATCGTAACTTAGCTTTTCGGCATCGCTTACTACTTGACTAGGGAAATAATTATTTATAACAGACTCTGCCATATTTTACTTTATTATTTTAGATGCGTTTCCAGTATTCTTATACTTCGCAATATTTATGTTTAATTGTTGTTTCTCAATTTTAGCGTTTGGTCTATATAAATGTCTATTACAAGCCATTATTGCTAATCCAGAACTAATAGTTGCATCAAATTTAGTTCTTTTATTTATATCAAATCTACTCCAATCATTTAGTGTTTCGTTGAAATATATATTACCATAATTTCCATCGCCTAAGTGACCAACGTGGCTTTGTATATACATCTCAATAGCTGCCGCGTGAGCTTGTTTAATGTCTTCACTTGAATTAGGTATACCACCTATTTCTTTTTCTGTTACAGATAATTTGTTCCATAGCTTATCTGGTCTATTCATAGAATACCCTCTATAACCTCTTCTTCTTAAATGATACAATAATCTAGGTTTGTTGTTTTCACAAAGTAATGGCATACCGTAAAACACTAAGGCCATCAATACGTCTTCGAAAAATATATCAGCAGTCGGAGGTCTTGCTACGTATTCTAAAAACATATGATTCGGGGGACAATCTTCCATTGAAAACTTTGTTAATCCGTGTAAAGATCCATTTGATCCTTTTCCATCCACTGTTCCTGATATATCGTATGAATCACAACCAAAAGCTCCCATGTGTTCGTTTGCAGGATATTTAACATTATTCTTCGTTAGAATTTTATTCTGCATGTGAGTGGGTGGAAACCAACTTACTTTAAATCTGCCCTTTGGATCTGGGTAGAAGATCACTTGCGTGTCCTTTATGCCATTCACCCATTGGAAGTTTCCAACTGATAACACTGATGAATTCCCTATACCTTCGTTGTAATCTATCTGTTCGTATATTTTAACTAGGTTAAAGATACTATTTTTAGATTCATCTCTAAACGCGTGTTCTGTAGTTCTTGGGAACTGTCTGTAAAATTCATTCAATCCATCTTGATCGGATTTTAATCCTTCAACTTCATTTTCCCAATGTTCTATTATACCTATATCTATTAATTCACCGTCTGGTCCGAGGACATCCCCGTCTGGATTACTAAATACTGGAAATCCATATTCATCAATAAATCCCTCGTAGTTCCACTCCATTGGGATAAACAAAGAGTATAAACCAGACTTTGTTTGACCATTTCTATTTCTCGAAGTGACATCTGATGAGTTGTATAATTTTTTAAAATTGTCTCCACCTTTATCTAATGCGTTTGAAGTAGAGCCCATCATACATTTACCAACAATCCTACTACCTAGCCGTAAACATGTTTTTGTAACTCTCCAATTGTTTAATATATTGTCGGGTCTCTCCCATTTACCACTTTCGTCGTGTACTAGTAGATTTAGTTTTTCACCATCATAACTATTATCTCCTGTATTTTTCCAATCTATAGTTGTATCTAATCCTTTTATCTCTTCTAACTTTTCGTTAGCTGTAATCTTTTTCCTTGTAAACTTACTAGCTGGTACTCTATATGCTAGTTCAGTTTTAGGTCTATCCATACCATCTTGAACTGGTTTGAAGAAAAACGGGTAGTTAACGCTAATTGGTACTACCTTATCTGTAAACATCTTTTTTGCATCCCAACCACTTTTAGATAATATACCGTATCTAGCATCACTTGATATTGTAGCTAAATTAACTGTTTCCGCTGATGACATAAAAGAAAATCCTGATCTACGGTTTTTAAGGTAACATATTCCGTAACATCTTTTATCCGCTTTACACGCTTCCCAGTATATATAAAACAACCTATTTGCTTCTCTATAATCTGGGGCACCTACATCTATTTTACTCCATTGTAAGTACATATAGTGCGTACCAGTTATCCAGGTTGGTTTACCATTGTTCACAAACCAAAAACCTTCTTCTCTTCGTTTAAATTCCTCGTCTATGTAATCGTACCATTTTTCTTTTTGATCTTCCGGATAACTTCTCCAATCAAATATATTCTTAATACGACTAAGTTCTTTAGGGTATTCTTGTCTCACCCATTTGTTCTTTGTGTGTTTATATATCTCTTTAGGAGATTTAGGTAGCGCTATAATTAAATCTTGTATTTGTATTATTTCACCAATAACACCGTTCTGAGATAATACAATTAGATCGTGTTCTTTGTTATAACCATACTTCCACTTCTTACCTCGATTCATTCTAGTAACCGTGGTCTTTTTTATAGGTTCTACTGTCTTAACTAAATTTTGCTTGTACATTACTTAGATCTACCTTCTGCGAATCCTTTAAAGACTTTTTCCTTTCTCTCTTCAGGTGTTTTGCCCTCAAGTAAATTTTCTTCCTCTTGAATTCTTGTAAGTATTTCGAATGCGTCAAATATAGCTAGTTTTTTAGTAGCTGCAGCGTTCTTTAGTCTATCAGCAGTAATATCATCTCCAGAATCAACAATAGCCTCTTTAGCTACTTTGATTAACTCCTCCACTGCCTTGTGCCCAGCTTGGATTATACTCTTCTTCGTTTCCTTGATATTCATATTTAATTGTAATAAATTGGGTCATAACTCTGTATAATCTTTTACCATCGATTATAAATTCATAAGTAGAGAAAGGCGTGAATCCTATTAGATCTCCTTCCTTGTAAGAACCGTCGGTATGCTTAACTATACCAATACACGCTTCTTCTTTATCGACACCTAAATATACTCTATCCTTTATAGGTTGTACAAAGCAATATCCTTTAGGAGCTTTCCACTCACCGTCTCTTTTATATAAAAACACTTGATCTTCTTTTACAAAATAAGTATTTTCATTAAAGAAACTTCTACTATTCCTTTCTTTACCCTTAACATCGTGCCAACGTCTAAAAACATTGTGATGTGTTATGATAGTATCTCCAGGTTTTATTTCAGATTCAAAAGCCGTGGGAACAGATTTAACAATAGCTTCTCTATTTACAAATTGGTGGTTATAAACCTCTGTATTTAATATGAGATCTTTATCACCAACTTTAGTAGTATTGTTGTATCTATTTCCTTTTGGCTCTATAACAAAGTCAAAAGGCGCTTTCATTAGTATTCTAGATTATATTCTATAGATACCGCCATATTCTTGTTGAAATCTTTCCAAGGTAGAACATCTTTATTCTTTTTGATATAAATAGAGTATTTATCTTTGTCTTCTATTATATCACAGATAGTGTGTCCACCATAAACTTCTTGTCCAACAGCGTAATGCATAGCGTCGTTCTTATAATCCTTACCTACAGTGATTTTTCTAATCAGTTTTGACATCTTCTTTTGGATGATTTATAGTACCATCTTGGATGTTAATATCAGCTGTACCATAAGTCTTCTCAAACTCAGCTTGTAGTCCACCTAACTTCTCTTGTAATTGTGCTACGTGATGTAAAAGATTATGCTTCTTACTTTCAAAAGAACCAATCTCTAATTGCGCTCTATTTACATCGTTAATTACTGATTGTACTTGATTTAATTCTTCATTAGTGATTTTCTCAGGTTTGTCACTTTTTAATTCTTTGATTTTCTTTGTTGTGTTTTTTGCCATTTTATTTAATTTAAGTTAATTGTTAATATTCTTGTCCGTTTATATATGAATACATATCGTTTCTTTGTGCGGTAGTTAAAGCTGTTCCATTCCAAACTATAACATCTTTCATAAATCCTTGAAACGTTAAAGTACCATCTTGCTGCGCTGCTATATTGTTTATAGAAAACGCATCTGCATCAGTATGACTTTCTGCACTGTCCCAAGATTTATCAGTATAAGATCCACCGTGAACTCGCATTGTTAAATTCCCTGTGCTATCATCGCTTCTTGTTAACGAGAAAATATAGTAAGTATCTGTAGCTAAAGTATCTGATGATTCAGCCCAAGTGTTAGCAGTGCCATCATGTATTTTATTTACAATTTGTTTGGTATTAGAAACTTTAATTACATCACTAGCAGTAGCACCTATTAAAGATCTAGCAGCGGAAAAATCTGAAACTTTAGCTCTTATCATAATAGTAAAATCTGTATTTCCAGCTACTTCTATATCTGCCGAGCTATATTGAGCTAAATCGAATTGCATTAAAGCGCTAGCATTTGAAAAATTAATAGCTCCAAAGTCAGCAGCATCAGTTTCCCAATGCGGTTTTTTAGCCGCGGTACCCTGCGAAGCATGTCTAGCTTTCCCTGATTGATCTGCCCAAGAATTAATATCTTCGCCATTTGCCATATCACCATCAGCACTAGCACCACCAGCGTTACCAACTATACCTGTATTAACTTTTAACCAAAGGTCTAATCCAGATATATCTGGCGGACTTAACGCCATTACTCCCCCACCTGTAGTTAAACTACTTCCTAACCCTAACATTATTTACCGAAGTAACAGATTATTGGAGCAGCAGAAGGTACTATCGTAGTCCATCTACCATATATAGTAACACCTTTTGGAAATGTTACACTTTCTGTAGTTGTACCACCAGCGCCATGATATTCATCAAGGAAATATAATGTATTACTAGAATCTATACTACTAACATCAACTGCTTGATTTCCACCTGTAGGCGCTCCTAAAGTTAAAGTAGTTCCATATGTACCACCAGTAAGACTAACTACTACTACGCCTTGTTGGTTTGGTCCGTTATATATAGGTGTTAAATGTCCAGCGCCCGTATCAAGAGTCATACCAGCATCCATAGTATCACCATCAGCACCGATGATAACATACTGCCCCGGTTTTATTTTAGCGTTACTTGCGACGTCTGCAATCGTAACTACATTGCCAGAAACACTAGCTGCGGCAGCTTCACATACACCTATATAGTTACCATCTACAGCTTCGTTTTCACCAACAGACGTGGCGTTTATAAAACTGTGAGAACCAGTTGTTGGGTATTGAGGTCCTTGGGTGTTTAAAGTTTCAGTAATTAACGCCGTGGGTGTATTATCGGCTAAAAACTGAACGGCAACTATTACGTGTCCTGCGGGTGGAAAAACTGGTTTTGCTAAGTTTGTAAACACACTACCCATTTGTCCGAAGCCATAAGAGACTTCTGTTGAATTTATTCCCATTATTTTATTTTTTTGTTTTTTCTAGTGATCTACCACCGAAGTAAGCTCCGATCACGGTTATTAATACTAATTGTAATAGATCAGTCCATTTAGCTTCAACTACAAAATTAATTGTGCCAGCATCAATAAATATCATTAACACTGTTGCTACAACTAAAAACACTAAAACTAATGGTCTAACATTTTTACTCAACCAAGAATCTGATTTCATATCAGCGTTCCATCTTGATGAGATTTCTTTTTCTAGTGTGGTTTGGTAAGAGGACACTAACTCTTTTACTTTTCTTTCAGCTTCAAGCTTTTCTTCTTTCGATGTGTGTAGATTGTCTATTACGCCACCTACACCTTCTACTAGATCTTTAGCTCCACCTGAAAATATTGTTCCTAATATACTCATAATTTAATTTTTTTATGCTATTCCATTATTTGCATCAACTTCCCAAGGAAAACCCTCGTCTCCTGCTTCTTTCCACTCACCATAGACAAGTATCATATCCTTACCATTTCTAGTTTCTCTAGGGAAAGTTTCTCCATTATGTTTTATATAATCATCTGCGTACTCTGTTTTACCAATCTTCATATCGGTAGCATGTCGCATTTCGTGATTTATTGTTTGTTTTTCTTCAAAACTACCAGGTTCTAGTTTGTTGCTAATATATATACTTCCATCCATATTAGCTTCACCTAAAACTCCAGGTTCTAAATTTTTTCTAATAATAGGAGTACCGGGAACGGAAACATCAGGATCACCACCCTCTCTGTCGAAGCGTAGTTTAGTCCTTATTTCACCACTAACTGCGTATGGTTGTCTTGCTGTTCCTAGTTTAAATCCCATATTACCTGTCTTTATCTTTTATCATATCATCTATAGATTTATTAAAAACCTTGTCAGTATATGTTTTATTATTATAAAAAACACTCCTTTCTGATGTTGGTAAATCTTCTTCACCTAACAGCACTCTATATATTCTACTTATTAACTGAGAACATTTGAATGATGTTTTAAACACCGAGTATTTTATTGTTGTTCTGTTTCTGTGTCTCCAGGTTTCTATCCAACCTGCTTTTTTAAGTTTCACCCAACGGTTGTTGTCCCAACTCATTGTGTAGGTACCATCTTTAAAACCTTGTCGTGTAAATCTTCCTTTACAATCTAAATAAATTAATAATTCTAAATCTGCATCTGTTAACCCGTAAGTCTTACAGGCCCACTTTCGTGTGAGCCTGTAGTACTTAAGGATATTCATTTCACG